AGAACTATCAGAATTTAATGGTCACATCGCCGATGATATTAATACTGTGAACTTACAAAAGAATGAACCAGCATATGTCTTTGGTCCATATGTAAATGAACAAATGCTATATCGTATGTCGGCATGTGGCTTTGGCTATCAGCTATCGATTCTCGATGAAAGATTTATTGAGCGTTCAATTGAGTATACCCATTGTGAAGTAGCATGTACTGGTGTAGTACCGGTGTTCCGCAAGTCTTATGGCGAGCGCTGTACTCATCGTAAATATGGAGACAAGCTAATCGACTGTAAGGATAATGGCACTGTATGGCTTGATGATAATGATATGCAACCAGCATACGATCTCATCGCTAAGTTGTCTAAGGATAGTGTTATGCGAGATGAATACCGTAACATGGCTTTTGAATTCTATAAACAACACCAAGACTCTGAGAATACTTTCGCTGAAATGATGCAGAAGATAAAGGATAACCTATGAAGCACGCCTTTATCGTTCCTCTGATTGGCGGTCAAGCTCTTGGTCAAGCCGCAGCATTTGGAAGTAGACCTGATTATCTACTTTCATATACTCCGTTTACATCGAATGATTCTCATTTAGTTAATCATTATAATGATGTACCATATATCCTACTCGATGAAGGTGGAAAACATCCTCACTACGTAGATGTTGTTGGAACTACATGTCCTTGCGCAGGATTATCTTCACTTAGCGGATATGCTAGTTCTGATGCTGCAGCCAATGAATGGATGTATACTACAACTACATATGTGCTTGAACAAATTAAGCCTATGGTATTATGGGGAGAGAATGCACCAGGATTCGCAGGTAAACTTGGTAAACCTATTGTAGATAAACTACATAACATTGCTACTCGCAATGGTTATACGATGTCTATCTATAGGACTAAGTCATTGTTGCACGGCGTTCCTCAGATTCGTGAACGATCTTTCTATTTCTTTTGGAAAGGTAAGACTGTTCCCATCTTCAACTACTTTGATAAGCCTCTCAATACGATCGAGAGCGTGTTCTATGGTGTGTCTAAGAATGCTTCTCAACAAGTAGTTACTAACGAGAAGACTCCAAGCAAGTGGGATCCAATGTATCGATACGTGCTAGAAGAACTCGAGGGTGGTATCACTCATAAAGACTTCTATAATATGATCGAGAAAACCGATAATGCTATGGATTGGCTTGAGCGTAAAGGCAAGAAGTATGATGAAGTAGGTGATTGGATGAGGTCACAAGGTCTTGCGACTGCTGCTGCAAGATGTGATAGAATCTTCACTAAGCTACAAGGTGAGGGCAATATTATGCGAAGACTTACGACTGTGCCAAAGGGTCATATTGGAGCTTTTGTCGGACACTATCCGAATCTATTGACCCATCCTACTGAAGATAGATACCTGACTTATCGTGAAGCTATGAGTATCATGGGCTTGCCTGAAGACTTTGAAATGCTAAATCCTTCAAGAAATCTAAACCACGTATGTCAAAACGTACCAGTGGGAACTGCTACAGACATGGCCAATGAAGTAAAGGCTGCACTTGAAGGTAAAAGAGATAGACTTAATGCTAATCTTGTCTATCAGTTTAATGGACAAAAGACTTATGAAGTCCGAGATAAGGTAGATATACCAAGTCTAGAAAGCTTCTTCTAACATATCGCCCTTCGGGGCGATTTTAGTTTTATAAATATATTATTACTTTATAGATGGAGTTTATATGGCAGGTGCATCAGCAGAAAGACAAGAAACCGGCGTGGTTAATGCTATTAAACTAGCAGTTAAAACAAACAAAGGTAATCCCATTACTATAATAGCCGGAAAGACTAAAATCACTGGAGTAATTAACGCAGAGAAGTTTACTGGACGACAAGAGGGTGGATCTGAACCGTACACTGACGTGCAAATATTTTTGAAAGACAAAAAAGCTAAGCCTATAAATTGTTCGCTAAAAGGTGAATCTGCACCTTCTTTAGCTGGTGGTGGATTGAAAGGCTTAGAATTAGCTGTACCTGGAATTGCTGCTAAGTTTTTAAAAACATCTCATGCTAAACTCAACACAATGCTTAATCCTGGAGACAAAGTTCCAGACGTATTTGGAAAAATTTCTGGTAACAATAAATTAAAAATTGTTATTGGCAATGTTCTAATGGGTGGACCTATTGACTTTATGTACATTGGTAAAATGGATGTCTCTCATAAATATGATCCTAAAACTAATGTGTTGACACTTTCAAATGGTCAATTAATACCAGCAAAACAATATGCTCAAGAACATGAACTCTATTTTAGACTTAGAGCACGTCGTGAAGATCAGCGTTTTGATCCACTTGCAAAAGACAAATCTGGAGTTCCAAAGATATATGGAGTAAGTCCTTCTAGAGGTGACTCGGCTGGACGAATTGTTGTTACTGATAAAGTTGCTTCAACTGGCGTAATAGTAAGTATCTAATATGTTAAAGTATTACTTTAGTTCTATATGTACAATAAATCAAATTTGTGGTATAATAATACTATAAAGACAAAATGCTAAAATTAAAAGAGTTCATAAAAGAAGAAAAAAATACGCACATGGAACACGTTGAAGATCTCGTCTTCAACGAAGGTGTAACTGGTACGCGCAAAGCGATTGCATTCCTTCTATCTCTTCGCGACATGCTTGCTGGTCATAGCAGAAGTAAAATTACTGCAACGGTAAAGTGGGACGGAGCTCCTGCTATTTTCGCTGGTATAGATCCACGCGATGGAAAATTCTTTGTTGCTAAGAAGGGCGTCTTTAACAAAGAACCTAAAATCTATAAGACGCCAAAAGAAATTGATGCAGATACTTCTGGCGATTTAGCCGAGAAGTTTAAGACAGCATTAAAAGAACTTTCAAAACTCGGTATAAAATCAGGTGTATATCAAGGTGACTTGATGTTTACTAATGATAAGAAGACTGAGACTATCGATGGTGAAAAGTATATCACCTTCCATCCAAACACTATTGTATACGCAGTTCCATTTAACTCGGAACTTGGCAAGAAGATACGTTCTGCCAAGATTGGAGTAGTATGGCATACTACATATACAGGTAATTCATTTGAATCTATGAGCGCTAGCTTCGGCAAAACAATTGTAGATAAGTTTACAGCCGTTCCGAGTATATGGATGGACGACGCAAACTATCATGATTATTCCGGTACTGCTACCTTTACTGCTGAAGAAACGAAGAAGGTAACAGAAGTTTTGTCACGTGCTGGTAAGTTATTTAGTTCTATCAGCGCACCAACTCTAAATGGGATAAGCGGCGATGAAGACTTACTACTTGCAGTTAAAACGTTCAACAATTCTAAGATTAAAAAGTCAGAACAAATTGTTGATACTAAAACCCATGTGCGTGAACTATTCCACTATATTCACGACAAGTATGAAAAAGAAATTGAAAAGCGATCAACACCAGCAGGAAAGAAAGCACAAGACGATAAGAGAAAGAAAGTCTTAAACTTCTTTGCACATCATGACCAAAATCAGATCGTAGCTATATTCGATTTAGTCAATGTATTAGTTGAAGCAAAAGCAATGATCATAAATAAAATGAATCAAGCTGGTCACATTAGTACTTTCCTTAGAACAGCAAGTGGATTTAAAACAACTGGCGTAGAAGGATTTGTTGCTATTGATCACCTCACCGGTGGAGCAGTAAAGATCGTAGATCGTATGGAATTCAGTAAGGCTAATTTCTCAGCCGACATAATAAAAGGATGGCAAAGATGATATCGTTTAAAAGTTACCTAGAAGAAGGTGAGCGTGGATTATGGGATAATATTCACGCTAAACGTAAAAGAATTAAAGCTGGTTCTGGCGAAAAGATGCGCAAGCCTGGAAGCAAAGGTGCACCAACTGATGCAGCATTCAAAGCATCACAAAATGAAGAAGTTGAACTTGGTGAAGCGATAGATCCGGAGCATCCAGTCGCAAAAGAATACAAAGCATTGAAGCAACATGACATCAAGACTTTACGTACCATGATCAAAGGGCAACAAAAGATAGTCGACACTTCAGAATATCGTACTAAAGATCATGCAATTTCAGCATATCTACGACACAAGCATGGCGACAAAAAGGTAGCCACAGCTATGGGGTTATCTGAAGAACTAGCTGAATCGCATGAAGAGTTAAGTAAACATATCTCTGATTTCTCTAAAGGTGTTAAGTCTTCTTCTGCTAAACAAAGCACATACAAGAAAGACAATAAACCTATCCACAACATGAAGCATGTTGAGACAAGTGACGATCATAAGAAAGTATTCGATCATCTAAAGAAAATGGGCTACAAAAAGACTTCTGGCTATGATTCAAAGCCAAATGAGTTTACTATTAGCCGCAATCATGAAGAGATGACTGCAAAGAGTGATCCAGTTCATCATGCATCTGGTATTTCTGCTCATATCGAAAGTGAACATGGTGGTAAAACCAAAGTTCACTTTACACATAGAAATATAAAAGAAGATCTAGAAACACAGTTCGATCTAATTGAAGAACTGGTTATGGATCTCGCTGAACGAAATAATATCGATCCAGAAAGCATCTGGGAAGAGTTTGAAGAAATTTCTGATGAAGAACTATTAGAGTATGCTATTGA